TTGAACGTTGTACGGGGATAAATTGGTAATTTCCTTTTTCTGTTCGTCGGTCAGCAGGGTATCGAAAATCGCAGGATCGGGAAATTCGCTCGTGATAAAAGCGGTAAAATACGATTGGATCACGGCCCCGATTACAGTCGCGTCGACGTATCGCCCTTGTTGCTTTAGCAATTCCAGGCAGACCGACAAAATAGGAACGCCCCGTCGTTGCTCTGGACGTTCCGGTCGCATCAGAAGAACCATGTTCCGCCGACCGCTCAACGTCCCGAACGGCTCGATCCTGGTGGTCGACCAAAGCGGCTTGGCCGTAAGTTGCCACATGGAAAGCGGATGCCTGTCGGCGATATGATAGGCCAAAAGCTCGCCGCTCTCGTCGATCTCCACGCCGGAAAAAATGTTTTTACTTGGATCGGTAAAATGCGGGTTCCGAATCCGGTCGGCTTCCAATATCCGAAGGCGCAAATCGAAAAGCGTATCCGGCCTGGGCTTCAACGGGAACAGGATCGGGCAATCACCCGAAAGCAACATCGACTGAAACGCGATGTGTTGAGAGGTATAAAAATTGTGCTTCGCCTCGAAATCGCATTCCCGTGGATCGGCGGCCCACCATTCGAATTTGTCGGACAATTCCTTGTTCAAATCTGCGGTCGCGGATTCGTCCAGCCCCAGGGTTTCACCGTCCACGTTAGGCGCTGGATACAATCCCTCGCCGACAACGTTCGTGTCGAGGGTTTCGATGGCCCCGCATGCGAGCGGAATCCCCATGAACGCGTCCCGCGACCGCTGCCGAAGAATGTCGATATTTAACCCGATATCCGCGTCGGCGTCACCACCGCGCCACAACCAGCCAGCCAGGGAATTTTTCGAGACATTCGCCCCGTAATTTCCGTAACCAGTCGCGCCGCCCCATTGCACCGGAAAATTTAAAACGGCCGCGTTCGTCGGTCGCAAAATCTCGCCTCGGTCGTCGAGCAAAATCCCGCGAGGCAAACTTTTAACCTGGCCGTTGGCGATCATACGTCACGCGGGAGAATCCGAACTGCGGTATCCCGTCCTGTTATTCCTGGCGGCAGCGGCTCGGCCCCGCAGTAATATTCGTAAAGTTTCCGCCATTGATCCACGATTGCCCACACATTCCCCGCGCTTAGATATTCAACCCCACGCGATCCGATGTGATAGGCTTTCACGCCCGTTCCGACCGCAGACAACGCGGCCAGGGCGTTAAAATATCCGTTCCGCGCCCAATCGCACCAGGTCACGAACGGCGGAGGCGGAACATCGCCCACAACCGGAATTGGTTCGATCACCTGGACGGTTGTCGTAGAGGGTGCTGCAATTGTTTCCGGCATTCCGGCTGGCGACCTTATCAGACAAAACCGTAGGAAAAAACGAGTATAAATTCTTTTTAATTGCGCTTAAATTCGAATCCTGGTATTGGCAAGGCCCAGGATGCAAACGACTATTAAGCGAGGACGCGGTCGCCCCAAGGTCGGCGACTGCCGAATTGAAACCATGATCCCGCAACGTGTCATGTTGCTATTGATCCAACGCGAACAGGAGGGCAAAGGATACCGAACGCGGATCGCAGCAAACGTTTTATGCGAGTGGGCCAGTCGCCAAACCGGACAAAAAATCCGTCCGTTCGATCACTGAAATCGAGCTTATCATCAAATGGGGATAAGCTCCCCGCCTGGATCAGATGCCCCGACTGCGGCGAATGGTTTTGCACGATCCACAACCAACACACCGCCGATTGTCCCTGCCCCGAAATCGAATTTTGGACGGTCGACCCATACACGGCAAAACCACGAAATCCGCTCTAATCGACCGCAAAACCGCCTTTCCGCCTTCCTGTAGACCCCGTGTCCGCGTTTTTATGCACGACCTGGGATCACCATACCCCCAGGAAAACAAAACGATTCTGTGGGCAAAGGAGCTTATCATCAAATGGGGATAAGCTCGATTATGTGATCGGTCGGTTTTGTGCGCCGAACGTCCCGCCCCCGCTCGGTTTCGCTTCCTCCGGCAACCGTGGATCGTCCATCCGCCGCACCTGTGCGCCGAAAACCGTGGACTCCTGTTTGGCTTCCGCCTGGGCGAACTCGTCACGTTTCATCGTGTCGAGGTGAATCCCGCTCGACGGCATCGCCAGGGCAGCAAGCGCGTAATTCCTGCAATCGAACGGCTCGTTCCGCTGGCTCAGTCGCTTTGTCCAAATGTATGTCCGGAAACCCAGCTTCGCTTTTACGATCCGCCGTTCCGCCGTCAATCCCTTGAAATATTCCTGGTCGTAACCCCTGGCCGCTTCCCCGTTTTTCAGCATCGGGAAATGGCAATAACCTGGCCCACGCTTCGACACCAGCAGGCGATTAACGATTTCCTCTTTCCCGCTGTCGACGCCGATCGTCTGCAACCTGGCTCGATTTCCTTTTGTGTAGGTTCCGGCCCCGATGATGAACGGTCGGCCCAGGCCGCCCATTCCTTTGATCGCGATTGTCCGAGGCTGCCGCATTTTTGTGTAGGCGTAAACAAAATCGGCGGCGTATCCCGAATCCACAGCCATTTTTCGGACACGCATTTTTCGCTTGTTACTCGTTAGGAACGTCCGTTGCCAGACTGCATTGTCCAGGGCGTCCCAAACGTCGCCCTCCCGTGGATCGCCGTCGATCAAACCGTATTCGATCCCCCAGGATTCCCGCCCTCGGCCCCAGCCCACGATTTCGTAATTGATCGCGTATTCCCCGACGTCGACGCCAGCGGTCAGCACCAGGACGCCGTCGGGAATTTCGCAATCGTATGGCTCCCGCCGTTCCGAATACAAATCAATGTCGACCTTTTCCCCTGTGTCCTCGTGAAGCTCGCCCAACCGCGTATTGCGAAACGCTTTCAACGGCTCGATGTCGCCTTCCTCGTTGGCACGAACCGCCCGAATAAATTCGGCGATCAAAATGTCCCACTCGATCCAGGGATTGTAGAGGCCGGACAAATAAAACCCCCGAGTGGTCACTTTCATTCCCCGTTCGTCCCGTGGCCGATGCGCTCGCCATTCCCCCTCGCCAGCGATCCACAAATATTTTTCGTTATGCTGGCCGCACTCTAGGCAGCCATGCGTCAAATCGCTAAACCGCACCCGATCCCAGGCCAGGATTTGTTTGAACCCGCACTCTGGACAGGGCAAATACCAATGTTCACAAGTCGACTGCGACATTTCACGTTCGATGTGCGAAACTCCCCGCAGACCAGGTGAAGAAACAATCACAATTTTACGGTTCCAAAAAGCCGACGCTCGTGCGATTGCTAATTGCAACGGGTTTCCTTCGGTTCCTGCGCTGGCTGGATAACGGTCTACTTCGTCGAGCAAAACGACGCGGACAGGCCGCCCCGATAGGCTGGCCGCCGAATTCGCGCCGCCCAACGCAACGTAACCGCCCTTAAAACTTTTTCGTCGAAGGGTGTTCGACGTATCCCGCGAACGGCTCGGCGAAACTTTCTCCCGCAGTCGAGGGGAATCCCGCAACATCGGCGACAAGCGGTCGGTCGAAAACGCTTCCGCCAATTCTATCGTCGGCTGCACGCACAAAATTGGACAAGGGTCTTCGTCGATGAAATATCCAACAGGATTTAAAATCGCGCTGTCGGTGATCCCGACCTGGCTGGCCTTTTGCACCACCACTCGCGGACACCAGGGATCGCTGATCGCGTCCATGATCGCTTTTTCGTAAGGCGCTTTTGCAGTCGACCATTGCCCAGGTTCGGCGCTCGATTCGCTGGACAAAATCCGGTAACGATCCGCCCACGAACTAAGGGTCAGCTTCGACGGCGGACGCAATACCGCCGCGAAACTTTCAAGTAGTCGGTCGCTATTGTCGTATTCCTCGATTTCCCGAAGGCTGTCCTCGAGCGACAGCTTAGGAATCGTCGGAATCTCGACTGGTCGTCGTCGTTTCGGTTTCGCCATTTACGCCCTCGACGTCGGCCCCTTGCGCTTTCAAATATTCGTCCCGTTTTTCTTCGAACATCGTCCGGCTGTAGGCGGATAATTCACGCAAACCTAGCTCGATCTCGGTCGAAATTAGGTCGTAAATCTCACGAAAACTTTTCCCGACACACCGTCGTGCGACCTTCGATGGAATGGAAATCATCCGCTGCTTGAAATAGGTCAGCATGTTTGTCCAAATAAATTCGATGTGCCGCGCCTGGTGCAATTGCCCTTTTTGTTCTTTCAACCGCAGGGATGCCAGTTCCGTCTCGACCGCCAGGCGTTTATTTTTCAACGCATCCCAGGTCGATTGGCTTTCATTGTCCGGTCGGTTCTGCGAACGGATGTATCGGCAATAATCGCGGATCGACAATAACGTGTAGCGACCGCGCAACGGCGATCCGTCCTCGTCGACTGCCCTGGTTAAAATTCCTTCGATGGTCAATCTCTGAACGTGTCGAGGGGAAATATCCAATAACCGCGCCAATTGCCCCGTATCTATGGTCGAACTTCTCGGCATTTGCTTCCTTTCGTCGTTTGTTTTTACCTATTTTTCCGTCGTGCCAACGCGACACGACACGCTTTTTTTTCTCACCAAAAACTAAAAATATTCCTTATCTCTCCGCTCCCTCACCCACCGCCGAGGGCGGCAGAACCTAACCACCAGGGGCAAAAATAAATTTTCTTCACGCCTAACGAATGACCACATGGCAAATAATAATCCCAACGATCACGCCGAGAACGAACACATCACCGAACACGATCCATGCAATTAGTTTCATTAGTCACCCATCGCGAATGTTATGCTTCGCCTGGTATGCTTTCAACGACCGGAAGAACGTCAACGCGTCTGGATGGTGCCACTCGCTCTCGTCCATCCAACGCCAATGCACAACGCCCTGGTCGTTATGCTCGATTGAACGATCTGCTGCCACCAGGACGGCACGAACGCCTATTCGTTCGGCGGCCACCAATAAGATCGAATCATTATGTTGGCGCTGCCTTCGTTCGTCGATGGTGGTTAGGTATGCCTGGCATACGTTCGATGGGCACTCGGTATATTCGATCATCACAACGAACCCGTTAAACCGAGTGGTCAATAGCCAATCAATGTCGGTCGCCGCGATATCGTGACGGAACAACGCATTGGAGAACGGTCGGTTCCGATCCTCGCGATCCTCGACCGTAAACGTCTCGTGGCAGCATGGGCATTGCACTTCCATTAGTCGACGCTGCCGCTGCTTATGGCCGCCAGGCGAATGTAAACTGCCTGGCTCGACCTTTTCGCCGACCACAGGAAATTGCGATTCCATTATTCCGCCTCGTTTTGCTCGCTTACGTCGCGGACTTGGAGTTTTTCTTTCCCAGGCGTCAACGTGATAAGCAAATCGTCCATGCGATAGACGATATCCCCGTCGGGATTCCGCAATTTATCGGCATTCGCGTGGAGCGCGTCAATCAGCCGACCTTTGGCGGCGACTTCCCTGGGCGTTTGTTTCATCCGCTTGTCGCGCTCTTTGATATAAACATCGGCCAATTTGTCGATCTCGGGAACGGTTACTGGCGCAACGCCAGCGCCTTCGATTTTTAATTCGGACTGTTTTTTTGCCATAGGACGCCAGGCTACGCCCAGGCATCGCACCTGGTCAAGCATTAAATCCTCGTAAAATCATCCTGGCCGCCGACCTGGACACATCGGGCAGCCCACCAGGACAAAACCCCGTGTCGGGGATCGTGGGCTTAAAGCGGCCTATTCCTGGCCCTGGTCTTGAGGCGACCTGAGACCGCCTGAGCCGCAGGTTGCCCAGGTAAAAGGAGCTTATCATCAAATGGGGATAAGCTCAAAAAACGACCTTACGATAGGCGACCGATCGAGCGTCGAAGGGCCGTCGATAGTAACAAAAACCCCTGTCGTGCCTCAGTCGAGCCCCAAAAAATGTTACAATTCTTTTGTTGAGACCGTTTCTACGCATGCAATTGTTCGTTGCAATTGAGAGAGGGATGTAAAGCCCTCCAGAGGAAAAAAAGGGTGGTTCTTTAGACAACACTGCGGTTCGATCCCGCTAATGGACGGAAAGAAAATCCGGAGACAAGGTCAGTCAAGTAGGATAACCGAACACAATGTCCCGTAAGCAGCGAACGGGAGGGCAAAGGTGGCGAGGCTGATACAGCTCTGGAATCCAGGTCGATCTATTCACCTGGTAATTTTTCGGATGGGATACATACGACCGATTGAACGTAAAGCCGTTCGTTGGCCGTCTCTTGCAATGAACAGTCGTTCCGCCGTGGGGAAAAATTAGAACACGGCTCTGCGTTGGCAGCCTGGAACGCTGGCGAAGCACTCGACCAGCGATGCAGAACAATAAAGCCACCGACCACAATTTGCGAGTCAACGGAAAAAGTTGAAACGGACGCGAAACCTTAATTTTACGTCCGTAAGCGCGATTTGGCCTACGCGCTCTGACGATGACAGGCCGCCAAACATACACACACACAAATCCAAATATGCACCACGTAAAAATGATCGCCCTGGCGATCCTAATGATTGCCCAACCCGTCGAACACGGGAACGACAATCCCCACACACACGAAACCGAAACGGAAATGGCCCACCACGCCAACCGCCGCAACCGAGAGGAAAACTAAATATATGAGATACAAACACACCGAACCAACGTATCGCTCGTTCGAAGTCCGATTCATGTCGGACGTCGACAAGGTGGAAGTCGCTCGTCGAATCCGCCTGGCGAACCCCGACGCTGGCATCCTGGAATTGCAAGACGCATTCAAACGCGAAATGCAAAACCTGGACGCCAAATACGCGAGATAGAACTACCGCGCCCACGAAAGCGAGGGCGCGTGATTCTGTTCGCAATTAAGCAAACAGCAACCAAAGGAAAATATACATATGAAACTGTTTATCGAAGATACTGGCCGCAATGGGGAATACGAACTGGCTGTCCAAACCGAGGACGGCCAAATCAAAATTTACCCTTACACGCATCACGATCTAACCAAAACCGACCGAATGAAAAACGATTGGTGGAAGAAAAACGGCTATGTCGGCCGCCTA